ACACCATCTCAAAGGCAACACTTGCAGGCGCTCCAGTCATCATGTCGACTGTTGGAACCCTTGCGGTTGCTTCTGTGTCATTTGTCAATGGCACCTGGGTTCGAGACATCACACCGTAATTAACAAACGAGGGAAACAATGAAAATCCAATTACAAGTCACACCAATAGACGGAGACCCGTATGAAGTCGAAACGAATCTTTTCGTTGTCGTCGCATGGGAGCGCAAGTTCAAGAAGCAAGCATCCAGTCTTGCTAACGGAATCGGCGCGGAGGATCTCGCGTTCTTTGCATTTGAATCGGCTCGAGCTGCAGGAATTATCACTCCTCTGGCGTTTGATGACTTCATCAAGAAAACCAAGTCAATTGACGTCGTTGGGGGCGAACAAGCTCTCCCCACCGATCCGGCAGTTTCCGCCGGTCTTTAGCAGAAGTTCTTGTCGAGACCGGATACTGGATTCCCGACATACCGTTCGACACAGACGACCTTTTCACGGTCTTCGATGTAATGAACGAAAAACAGAAAGCACAACGGTCTAGACGATGAGCACGAAGACAACTATTGAAGTCACAGGACTCAAGGAAGCCATTCGTTCACTCAACAAAGTTGAGCCTGGGCTTAGAAAAGAGTTTGTCGCTCAAGCAACAGCCATTGCACAACCTGCCATCCTTGAAGTGCAACGTGGCTACGCAAAAGTTCCTCTCTCGGGCATGGCTCGCAAATGGACAACTAAAGACGGGAAAAAGATATTTCCTTTTTCTGTTGCTCGTGCAATCTCAGGAGTCAAATTGAAAGTCGACGCATCGCGAGAAGCAACGTCTTTGATTTACATAACTCAGACCAATGTGGCAGCTGCTGTCTTTGAAGCAGCAGGACGCGCCAACCCAAATAGTCTTGGCGACTCACTTGGCGACCTTCGTCCAGGCACAACCCGAATTCTCGGACCCGCAGTCTTTCGCAAGCGCAAAGAGATTGAGCGTGAGATGCTGAAAGCGTCAATGGACGCCATTGCGCGCGTACAGAAAGAGCTCAACTAATGGCACTTGCAATCCCAATCATTTCCACGTTCGACGGCAAGGGAATCACATCCGCCATCAACGAATTTAAAAATTTGGAGACCAATGGTGAGCGCGCGCATCTGGCAATTCAAAAGGCGGTCCTTCCGGCAGCAGCTGCACTTGCTGGAGTGACCGCAGCACTCGGACTTGCAGTCAAGGCAGCAGCCGAAGATGCAGCAGCGCAACAAGCCCTGGCGAGTCAACTTCAGCGCACCACAGGCGCTACAGATGCTCAAATCAAAGCCAACGAAGACTGGATCACAACTCAAGGCAAACTGCTCGGAGTAACAGACGACCAACTTCGTCCGGCCTTGGCTGGTTTGATTCGAGCAACTGGAGATATCGCAGAAGCCCAAAAGGCAGCATCTCTTGCTATGGACGTCGCAGCAGCAAAAGGCGTATCGCTTGAGACCGTCACCAAAACGCTAGAAAAAGCGTACGGAGGAAACTTCACCGCCCTTGCAAAACTGTCTCCAGAACTTCGTGATCTCATCAAGTCAGGAGCATCGCTTGACGAAGTGACTCAGGCAATGGCAAAGACCTTTGGTGGTGCAGCATCAGATGCAGCAAACACCGCAGCAGGCAAATTCGCCAGAATGAAAATTGCCCTCGATGAGACAAAAGAGTCAATTGGCGCAGCACTTATGCCTGCTTTAGAAAAAATCCTGCCAGTCCTTGTGACATTCTCGCAATGGGCATCAGATCACCCAGGCGTCTTCCTTGCTATCGCAGCTGCCGTCACCGCCATTGCAGGAGCAATTGTGACGTACACCGCAGCAACCAAAATTGCAGTAGTTGCCAACGCACTCCTGGCGACATCATTCACCGCGCTGCAAGTTGCTTCGGGCTTGATTGTGTTCACGGCAATCATCGCTGGAATCATTCTCTTGTACTCCCGTTTCTCATGGTTCCGCGACGGAGTCAAAACCCTCGTCAACGGCATATCTGACTACTTTGAATTCATGGGGAACGCATGGGTCAAAGCGTCAAACATCATCATTCGAGGCATCAACCTTCTTTCCCCGTTTAAAGACATTCCATACATCAGCGCAATCTCCCTCGGTCACATGGGCGAAGGTGGTGGAAGCGCGTCAGGGTCTACCGCTACCGCTGCATTCGTTGCGCCGTTCACAGGTCTGACCGATACCTCTCCGTCCCCTGGAAAGGCCTCTAAAAGCCCCGCAGAGCCCCCAATGACCCCATACAAGTCCGAAGGTGACACTTCAGGTGGATTCGCCCAGGCAGGACTTGGTGGCATCGGGCCATTCAACGACATCATCATCAACCTTGACGCAGGACTTGTCTCGTCACCCGCCACAGTTGGTCAAGACATCATCGACGCCATCCTTGCAGCGCAGCGCAATTCAGGAGTCGTCTTCGCACCGGCGGTCACTTTCTAATGACCGTCCCCACATATCAAGTCCTTGTCGGTTTCCAGACAACCACAGGATTCGGTACACCCTTCCAACTTGACGACGCGGTCTACGGAAAACTTGACACAGGCACCCTCGGCGGTCTGGCATACGCAGACCTGACGTCACTTGTTCTGTCAATCAACATCAAACGCGGACGCAACCGTCAACTGGATCAGTTCAACGCAGGAACCGCACAAGTTGTCTTCAACAACAACTCCCGCATTCTTGACCCCCTCAACACGGCCTCAATCTATTACCCGTACGTCTTGCCTCGCGCACCCATCATCATTTACGCAAACGGCACCCCCATTTACACAGGCTTCATTGAGGATTGGGATTTAGATTACCAAAACGCCAATCAAGGTCGAATGTTCGCTCGATGCGTTGATGCCTTTGGAACTCTTGCAAATCAGCAACTCAACGCCTGGACACCGTCCGCAGAGACATCAGGTACGCGCGTAAACTCCGTTCTAGACCGCCCAGAAATCAACTATCAAGGCGCAAGGGCTATCGGTACAGGATCATCGACTTTGGGGGCTTACGCAGTCACTCAGGACACAAACGTCCTTAACTACCTGCAACAGGTCAACACGTCCGAACAGGGCTTCATTTACACCGCAGCCGACGGCACCCTTACCTTCAAAGGCAGAACATCCGTTCTCAATCCCGTTGCAGGCGCATCGTTTACCACAAACGGCACCGGCATCCCGTACATGAGCCTCCTCAACCAATATGGATCAGAACTGCTCTACAACTACATTGTCACTCAATCACCGGCAGGAGCAGCGCAAACATCATCAGACGCAACGTCAATCTCTTTGTACCAAGCGCAAAACTACAACCTGCTTAATCTCCTCAACTCAACAACCGCAGAAGTCGCAGGTCTTGGCGCGTACCTTCTCGGCAAATACCGCAACCCCGTCGTTCGGTTCACAGGAGTCTCATGCCAACTTGCAGCTCTTACTTCGGCACAATGGTCAACCATCTTTGCAATTGACTTGACTTCAATCGTGACAGTCCAAAAGGATTACTCGACAGGTACACCCGCAACAGAATCGCAGACCCTCATCACTTCAGGAATTGAACACCGAATTGTCCCAGGGTCTCACATTGTTTCGTACACTTTTGAAAGTACGGACGGCAACCAATACTTCACACTCAACGATTCCGTATTTGGAATTCTTGACATGGGATTACTCAGTTTCTAAAGGAGACAAACATGGCAACACCAACCAACCTTCCAGCAGCTGCGGTCGCTGGCGATATTCTCACCGCTGCATACGTCAACAACCTCAGAGGCGCGTTTCGTGTTCTGCAAGTAGTGGCAGGAAACACAACTACTCAAACGGGCAAGTCATCAGGGACTTATGGCACCACCACATTGACCGCGTCTATTACGCCACAGTCAACTTCAAACAAAGTCCTTGTTCTTTATACTCAGCAATGTTCAACCGATACTTCAGGTGCTCAATTGGGATTGCGTCTTGTGCAACGAATTGGCGCGTCGGACACAGTCATTCAGACAAACACTTATGCGATGTATAACTCTGCTGGCGGAATGTATGGCATCTACGCACAAAACATCCTTGTCTCTCCTGCATCTGTTGCTTCAGTTACTTTCTTCACGGAAATGGCCTTGACTGGCGGAAGTGGCAACGTCTACACCCAGACAGGATCATCATCAAGCAACATCATCCTTATGGAAATCAGCGCGTAATGCGAAAAAGCCTGATTCTATTGGTCTTTTTGGGGTCGCTCACCGCTTGTGCAGACCGTGAACGCATTAACTGCCCACACACAAAAAACCAGATTATGACTCGCACAACCGAGTTCACAATCCCAACCACCACCACAATCGCAGTAGACGGACGTTGCCAATGAAAATCAGACCAAGACTCTCCAACGAAGAAATTAAAGGACGACTCATTTTGATTGTCGGACTGGCAATCTCTATTGCATTTGTCGGCACCGTCTTTGTACTTCTGTACGGTCTTCTCTTTGTGACTCAGCCTCTCGAGCAGGCACCCAACGATGCTGAAGCATGGAAAATCCTCAGCCCATTGACTTTGACGATGTCCGGTGTTCTTGCTGGCCTTCTTGCGT